AACCACCAAAAGTAACACGAGATTGACGGTCAGGTTTGTCAATCCGCATCGTGGAATGTGCATTTTCGCGTAAAATATCCGTTTCTACAGCTTCAACTTGATCTGCATGTTTCGATGCAAAATAAGCCGTTCTTTCGTCCACTGTTTCTTGCGGAATCCTAGCTAAAAGCAAGCCGCCAACTCCAAATACACCTTCATATTTACCCGTCTCCATAACTGGAGCTTCAAAATCCGGATATTCGTCCTTTCGGACTAGTTCATAACCTTCGCGTAAACGGCCGGTTATATTACTCGTGTCTTCTACGCCACGAGTTTCGGCACGTATCCAACGATGTCTGAACCCCGGAGGTGCGGGCGGTGCATCTAATTTCGACGGTGGAGCCCACGGCCTACGCCTAGCCGTATTTGCTCTCGATGACTTGGCGCGAGAGGTTTTTTTGATAGCTTCCATTGTTTCATTATCAGAATCTGTCATTTTTAATCCTTCACGTATTTTGCGTATTCTTCAAGTGGCACTCCCAATCGTTTGGCAATAGTGACTTGGCTCGGGGAGAGTCGAACCTGCTTGCCGCGTCCCTTTTTAGGACGAGACACACCTGCAACTGTTTGCGTAGTGCGTCGGCTTTGAGTGGCGTCTTCTTCAAGATCAAACTTGTGAGGAAACGCCTCCCGAATTCGTGAATCTAAGGCATCATAATACTCATCACTGGTGCCGTCCATACCTTTATCTTGGATCAATTCTTTGTGAATTCCAAAAGCTGCAAAGGTCATGGCTGAGTCTGTACCAAACCAACTGTTACTATCTGCCCAGTCTTCGGCTTTTGGATCTGGCCTTTGTTGCTGGGGAGCTGGTTGATAAACAGGTTGTTGTATTTCCTGTTCAAACTGTGCGGCTTGGGTTTGACGTTGCGCAGCGGCTTGCGCATGTCGATCTTTGGCTACGGCTAATTGCGATATTTTTTCTTGCGCAGCCAACTGACGATCCGTATCGCCAGTATCAATCGCAGTCTTGAGTTCTTCCTTTGCCCGTTCGGCTTCAGAAGCAACGCGATTACCATACTCATCAATGTAATTTTTATCCAGGTTATGAAGACGTTGTTTAATTGAGCTATTTTCTGTCTGAACCTGCTGTGCGTAACGGAGGGCTTCTTCTCGCTCTCTTTCAGCTTCTCGTGATCTTTTAGTAAGCTGATTAATTCTTTTCTGAACAGACTTGCTGTATTGTTCAACGTCGTCTTCACTTGCGGTTTGTTCTGCTGCCGGTTCTGGTGAACTGGTTTCCTCAGATTCTGTATCCGCCACTTCTTCCAAAGTGACTTCTTGTGCTTCTTCGGTAAACTCCAGATCAATTTGACCATCATCGGCTTCGTGCTTGGGCTTTGCTTCTGCCATTGTGCCGTTCCTTAGTTAAGATGAATGTCGTTAGGGTCTAAAATGGTTCCAAGGATTTCGTCGTCGTTTAAAATACGAACTTCGCTACCAAAAGCAGCTTTCTTTTCGCCATTCAAACGAAACCGAGAACCCGCATAACGGGCAAAAATTACCCATTCGCGTTCTTTACACCATGCTCCATCCGGATATCGTTGCTTATCCGCATAAGCCGAAGGACCCATTTTAAGGACATAGCCCACTTGTGTCTGGACTACATCTTCTTCTAAGGTTTTTTGGCTTAATAAAATACCGCCTTTACTTTTTAAGGCGGGTTTAAAAGGAGCGATTAAAATACGCCACCCGGTTGGTTGTGGGAGACGTTCTATAACGCTTTTATCTACTAAAGAAGGGTCTAAAACTAGTTCTTCTTCTGCGACGTAGCAATCAGATAAATCTTCTGCTTCATTCGTTTCAGGCATCTTGTGCTTCCTGTTTTTTTAGCATTTCAGAAAGTTCAACCAAAACGTAATCACACGCTCTAATTTCACCCATACACTCTCTGTAATGTTCCATATCCTTTATCCCATCATCAGTCATGAGTTCCTGAATCTGGGTTTTGCGGCCTTTTAAAGTTTTTTGTACAAATTGTACAACATCTAGACCGTCCAACTACTCTCCTGTATCTTACTGTCTGAGCAACTCCGATACTATCGCAGTTTTCTACGCAATAGTAAAGCGTCCACCACGCTCTGCTGCGCCCATACCACGCTTCTTACCCGTAGTAATCTTGGCAAACTCCGTGTTTGGGGTCGCGACTTCTTTAGGCTGCGCATAAGGAATACTACCTTGGCCTTTTATTTCGGCTTTAGTAGTAGGTTTTGGGGGCTCTTTAATAGGAGCGCCATTAAATTTTACTGTTCTCATCGATCACCTCGCTGTTTGAGTAACTCTCTTTCAATACCTGCGTCTATTCTAGCTTGGGTCTGGGCCTCTTGGCTTGCTAACCGTTGCTGGAAATTTGCTTCCCGTTGAGCAAGCTTCTGTCTTTCAAGCTCAATCTCTTGCTGCTCTCTAGCCACATCGTTTTGTTCTTGCTGTGACTTCAATTGAAGTTCTTGTTGCTTCAATTCGATCAACGGATCAGGTCCTTGCTGTTGCTGCGGTTGTCCTGATTGTTGTATCTGTGATCCCAGTTGAACCACCTGCTGCATAATCTGAGCAATAAACTGCGAAACCAACGCTTGATACGGCTGATTTGTTTCTGGGTTGGTCAACGTGACATTTGGATTTTGTTGAACAAAGGTTTGTTCCGCTTGTTCTTCCGCCATTAACTGTACATGGTTCAGTATGTGTTTTTGAATAGCTAACCCTACCTGTGGCAACGAAGAAGCCATACCGCCTGTTGCAAAAATTAAATGCGCCTGTATATGAGCCATGTGATCCTGACCCTTAAAAGCCTGTAAAGGTACATTTTCAAGCACATCCATGTTTTCACGCGCAGGATCTTTGGGATACGGCTCGTCAGGAGCGTCTGCTTTTAGTATCTGATTAACGTTTTTAACACCCATAGCGTCGTAAACACGCCGATAAACCTCTGGAATATTGTGTATTTCAGGGGCTTGCATAGCCATTTGTAGCTCTGTTTGAGCCAAAGCTATGCGTTGGCTTTGAGAAAAGATATTCGGGTCAGATACCGGTAAAACATCTACGCGATCATCAAAATCCGTTGATTTGACCGCTTGTTCTGCTCCGGGCACCTGATAAGGGTACACGGGCGGTAAACTTTCAGCCATTACCCTGGAAAGTATCTTGAATTCTATCTTCATGGCGTAATGCAAACGCTTGTGGATGGCGCTCATGACACGCCCACCCTGCTCAATCATCGCAATAGTCGTGCCTACTGCCGCAGATTGGTTACCATCACCCACTTTCATGTCGGTAATAGTGGCAAAACGCTGTGCTGCCTGTACTACAAAGCCTAAAAGCTGAAATAACGTCTGATCAGGCCCTTTAAAGGGTAAAGGCATCAAACTGTCGCGTATAACGCCTCCGGGGGCGTCCACATCCCTGAATTCACCGGGCTGTAGGGGGTCATCATCGTCTCGAATGCGCAAACCACGCGCTTTAAAGCCCGCTGGCAGGTTTGAAAGCGTCCCAGCATCGATTAATTGCCTCAATGCGGCGGTTGCAGTCCTAGAAAGGCCGCCAATCGTGTGAATCAGGCCCATTCCATAGAATCCGAAGCCCGGAAGGAACTTATAATGCACAAAATACTGGATTTTGGCTTGCATCGGGTCGTCTTCTAGGTAATTCCGACGAATAGACAACACTTTTCCGTTGTCTTCGCTAATAGTAACGATGTATGGAACCTTAATACCCGTAGGTTCCCCGTCTTCGTCCATGTCTTCGTAGCCTTCAATGTCTAAATCGACGTGGCACTCCAGCAAAGTGCAGTCATAATCAATACCAGAGGGCTTTTCACCGTCTATGTAGTCAATTTCGTCTGATAAACTGCTGCTTTCTGGCTGAGATGGCAGTACTTTAATGTCGCGATAGAACCCACTAACCTGTTGTTTACGCAAATCGTTGAGCGACATGCGAACTACGTGGGTAATGTTAGGACAGGTTTCTAAATCGTTGCTTTCATAAGGCACAATCAAGTGTTCTGCCGGTACAAACTTGGAAACAGGGCGTCCCAAAGCGTCGTCAAAGTACACTTTTTTGAATGTAGAGCCCGCCAACGGCAGATAAAACAGCATTTGGTCCACTTCTGGCGTGTATTCTTCCATCACGGTAGTGATGTAGTAGTTCATAAAGTCCCGCACACGCGAGGCTTGCTCAATCTTGTCGTTGGTCTGAGTGCCCATGACCGCTGTTCGAACCGGGCCATCGGACGGAATCAATTCATTAAACGCCTGTGCCTGAAACTGTACGGCTGCCTCGGCCAAAACCGGATGTGTTACCCCGGTTGCACCCCGGAACGGCTCTGTGCGTTCTTCGTAATTAAACCCAAGAAGCTCCAAACCGTTGGAATACGCATCTTCCCAATCTTGTCTGGACGCTTTATTAGAATGGTATTGCTCTAACAGGTCATTGGAAATGCTTTGCAGGACTTTATCTGGCAAAAATTCAGCCAGATTGTCATAAAAATCGTCTTCTCGTTCCCGATTACGGAACGGATCAAAGTCTAGCGTGGCTCCGCCATCGTCTTCCTGTATGATCTCGATGCCTTCTACATCGGTAATCTGTGCCAACCCGTTAGGTAACGCTTCTATTTCTACTGCTTCAACGTCTTCCTCGGACAGCATACCGCCTTCACGATCCATCAACGACACTGGGGGTCTATCACCATTTGCCATAATTATTTACCTATTGAAAGCCTGTCATTTGTAACATAGGAGGACGTACTGGACCTGTTGCCCTAAGTTGAGGAGGAGGCAGTCCCGGCCTAAGATTTTGTAATAAGCCGCCGATCCCACCCTGCAAACCGCCCGGTTGGTATTGAGACGG